CATTAAAAGTAGAAATTAAGATTAATAAGCTCAAGCCTAGTAAAAGGGCTTGAGCTATATTGAGTAACTGTTGTTGTGTTGGTTATAGGTGGAACTAACCCTGTGCCACTCCCTCCCAAAAACCAGAATACTAAATTTAGTAGCATTTAAATATGTGGAGTAATAGGCTTTAACCCTAGTTTATATGAGGTGTAGCTAATCCTCTAATGTTAAGATCTAATCAACTATCTCTTTCTAAAAGCTACAGAAAAAGTTTATTTGTGTATAACACTATAAACTCCACTTATGACAAAAAGGCTTAAAGTAAAATAAATTAATTTTTGTTCCAGAGCTTTGTTATAGTTAATAAAGAGCAGGTAGAGATACTTCATTCACAACCCCTTTGTGTGTGATCATTGTAGCCCTAATCAACCTCCACCTGTTCAACAAAAAAAGAGGAGATACAAATCTCCTCTTTTTTGTTTTGCTACTTGTAACTAAAAGGAAATCAATTGCTTGAATCCCTACTATAAGTTTAGCTTATTTTTTTCTTTGCATAAGATTTAATTACAGACAAAGCTGCACCTCCTCCACTAATTGCAGCAAGTTGAACAGCATTGGCATCAACTCCTACAAGTGGAGATATAGTTAAAGCTCCAATAAAAGCCTCTATAAAAGTCCAAATTGCTCTTTCAAGCATATCTTTCATTTCATCACTCATACCTTATTCCTCCTCTTTTATTTTTGTTTGTACTTTTTTAAATTGATTACATTTTTTATTAATACATACAAAAGCATTATTAATTAATTCTAGTTTTTCCATACAGGAATGACATTTTATATTCATGATTGTAAATGAGTTAAATTATTTAACTTGCATTCCCTTTAATATGATTGTTTGCCTAAGAGCTTTTACTTCTGCTTTTAGATGTTTTATTTCTGTAGATAATATTTCCATAATATCCTCCTGATTCTTAGAAACTTGAGATATATTTACAAGATCATCTGTTGCTTTATTAGAAACAATAGATCCATCAAAGTTTTTATAGGTTACAGTTACTTCCTCTCCAGAAAGAATTGCATCTCTCACAACAGGATATACTTCCTCATAAGCAGCTCTGGAAGCTCCTCCAAAAGCATCTTTCTGAGTTTTTGAGAGCAAGAGGCAACCTTTGGTATCTTTTGGAGAATTACCTACATGCCAAAGCACATAGGAATAGTTTGGCACATTATTAACTAAAATCATGCCCTGATGCCAATCTGGTCTATCAGCATATCTAGTAGAGTACCTATTGTGGAAACCTCCCTCAGCTCTTAGTGTTAGCTTATAAGTTCCTGCAGGTATTCTTGTTTCTCCATAAATCTTTGTTGGATTATATTGATCCTCCATTGTGTAGCATAAAAAGGATCTTACATTGTCTGTTACATCAAATAGCAATCCAGAAGTGAATGTTGTACCACTGTTAAATCTTAATACTTCAAGTTTCATATTTACCTTATAACCTTAATATAATCCCATTTAGCTTCTCCTCCAATTACAAAAGTAAGCATTCCTGCCCTAGATTTGTCCCCTTTTGTATTTTCAAACCATTCTGAGCCTGAATCTAATGTTGGAGCTTGTAGTATTAACCTATCAGAGCTTTCATAAGCAGAAAAATAATGGTAATGCCCATGTAAAACTATATCTGCATCAGCAGTAGCATTTCTAGAAAAAGCCTGATCTGATAGCCACTTTCTTGATTTAGCTTGACTATTGATGCCATTTTTCATCTGATGCCCATGTAATAAAAGCAATACTGTATCTGATACCTCTATTGTTAAGTGCAATTCATTATCCGGAATAATAAAATCTAAGCTCTTACTATATGCAGGAGATTCCTTAAATATTTCCTGTAGTTCCTCAGCTAACATTACATCTTTATTATCTGCAAAAGTTGTATAAGCTCTACCATTTTTTCTATTTTCTCCATGATTACCACCAATAAAACAAACTAAACCTTTACTGAATAATGGCATAATCTCTTTAATTAAGGTGTATATCATTCTCCTAGCTACCTTTTGTTGAGATCTTTCATCTATTATTGTGGAAAATTCTTGCATATTGTAATGATTACTGCATGATTCTAAAAGATCCCCAAGCCCTGCAAACAATACCTGTTCTAATGGCTCTACTTTTTGAATCTGCTTAACTTGTGCCTTAATCTTAGGAATATAGTCTATAAACCTCTCTATTGCTTCCTCAGTACCCTCTTTGCCTATTTGAAAATCTGCTAGTGCTATAACAAAAGTTTTAGAATCTTTTACAGGCTTCTTTTTATCTTGTTTCTTTAACCTACTTGCACTTGCTAGGAGCTTCTTAAAGTCCTCATCTGGCATATATTCATCACTAGAAACAATCTTTGCTTTAAAATAATAAAGCCTCTCTATATTGCCATTACCAATATTGGAATCCCAATACCTTATTTCTGCTTGATTCTCTAGAACTTTGTATTTATGAGCATCTTTACCAAAATAGCTTTCTAATTGTTCTTTCCAATCTATGTCATTGGATTTCTGAGGTTGAGATACTATCTCTCCTGATTTTGTAGCTTGATTAAAAGAAGCTGATGGCTCAAAGCCTTTTGGATGATTAACTTTCTTTTTAGACTTTTTAGGATTTCTATCCTGTACAGTTTCTGCAAACTTCTTAAGGTTATTTGATTCTGCCATCTCTATAATCCCTAAAGTATCTCCTTACTGTGTTGTAATTGAGATGTTTAAATTGCTCATATTGATCTACTAAATATTGAGCTGCTAAAGTATCTGAAATATATTCTGATTCAGCTTCTTTTGCCACTTTAAGAAAGATTTTCTTAGCTTCTGGATTATCTAATATAAATCTAGTTGCTGAAAATTGCCCTGTAGGCTTCTTTCCCTGCTGTTCAGAGTATTGTAATAAAGTCATTATTCAACCTCCTATAAGTCTAGGTTAGTTGTTTAATAAGACAAATTTATGGCTTTGGATGAGCTTCTTTAATAGGCTCAATAATATCTGTTTTCCAAGCATCTAGACCATTATGGTAAATATAGTCTAATTGCTCTCCAATTTCTGGATACTCATTAGCTCTATCTAGTTTATATTGTTCATTAACATCAAGAGCATCTAATCTATCTCTTTCTGTTATAAAATCTGTCCAAGTAGGCTTAGATGAGCATTTGACATTACTATCATAATTATCCTCTACAATATCTCCTTTAGTCCAGATATCAGAAGCTCCTAAATTTTCTAATGCTTTTATAGTGTTCATACTGTTTCAATCTCCATAATTATTAATGAATTTGTATCTCCAGAAGCATTTTGATAAGTTGCAGTTTGTCCTGATGATTCTACAGAAAAAGTGAAAGTATAACTTGTTGAACTAGTTGTAGCAGGAGAATCAACATAGGTAATAGTTTCTGATAGAAAATGAGTTGCACCACTTCCAGATCCTGCTACTAAGTTTCTACCAAGCTCATAGGTAGCAACTTGTGTTCCATTAGCAGTTGATCCCTCTGATGCTGAATTATCTCTATTCAACCCCTTTTTCATTCTCCTACTGCTTCCAGCTCCTGTAGTTTCAACAACAGAACAAAAAGTAGCTGCATGAATCATTATTTTATTTGATGAGGATGTAGGAGTAATAGAGCCTGTTAAAGAAGTTACAATGTTAGCAGTAGAAGTTGTTGTTTCATCTCCTGTTTTATCTCCTGTTACAAATACAATCTGTTTTACTTTTGTTGAGCCAACTGCAACCCAAGCACTAGATCCATCCCAGATTTTTAATAAATCTTCTCCTGTATCATAAAACTGTGTTCCCTCTACTTTATTTGTTAATGCAGAGTTTGCAGCACTTTCTGAACTATAAATAAAAGCTATACTATCTTGAATATCTTGAAAAAGAGCCTCTGTAACTAGCTCTCCCTCTGCCCAATCTTTCCATGCTCCTGCTGCCATAATTTAATTCTACTCCTTAAAATCCTAGTTTAGTAGTTTCTTGTAGTTCTGAGTTACCTGCTAAACCAAGTAACCAAAAGCCTAACTCTGTTGCTGGGCTTGTGTTTATAGTCCAAGTCCAAGTCTTATTCTTAGCATCTATCTTATGTGCTATTCTCTGTATATTAACAGTAGTTGTTAAAGTATCTCCATTAGGTAATGGAATTTTTGCTAAGTATCTCTCAAATAGTTCAGCTCCTAGAGCATGTGTCCAGATTGCAGTATTAGCTTTAGGAGAAAAAACCATTGAATCTACTCTTTCTCCTACATCTCCAAACTTAGCTAATAACTGATTAGCAACAGATAGAGCATCAGAATCACTTGTTTGTAATTGCCCTGTTCTTTTTACAACTCTAGATCCATATTTAGTTATAGATGAGCTATTTTGTGCAGTCTGCTCTGAACCAGATACTCTTGTTATTCTCCAATCATTTCTAAGCAAAACATTGTCAAAGTTTAAAGCAACATCATTAAAAGGTGTTTCTCCTCCACCAACTCCAAAAGTACCTTTAACAGTTTGAGTAAGTAATTGAGTTCTTCTGTTATTAAACTTAACATCTCCATCTTTAGCCATAAAGATTTCTCCACCCTCACTTTGTGCTGTAAGTCTAAGAGCTGTTAGAGCATCATTATCATCTGTAACAGCTTGAACATTAAGAACTCCTGTAGCAATATCTCTTTTACTAGAACTCCATCCAATCTCATTTAAAATATTTGTAACTCTAACTGAACTTAATTCCTGTGATTCATTGTCTGTATGTCTAGCAAGTTTAAATAAAGCAAAAGCATCTAATGCTGTAACAGTTGTGATACTTTGTGCCCCAGAAGCAACAAACTGCTGTGGAAACTGCTCTATAAAGCCCTCAAAGAGTCTATAAGTAGTTGCATCATAAGTAGCTGATATTCTTATAGGCTTATTAGGAACTACATTAGGAGAATAAGGAGATGAAGTATTTGTTGGATCAAATCTCCTATCTTGATTATCAAATACAACACTTGCTAATCCTGTTCCTATTTCACTTAATGCTTGTTGCCTACCTCTCCTAATATCTATTTTGAGAACATAAGCTGAAACATCTGTATAAGTGTAAGTAGTGTCAAAAGGATTAGAAGCAAATCCAATCTCTACAGTTAAATCAACATTAGAATCAAAAGTTACTGACATTATGAAACAAAAATCTGATTACCTCTCTCTTGTAATCTTATGACTTCCTCTTGTATTATATTTCCAAAATTATCTCTTAAAACAAAATCTACTTTACCTGATATTTCTTTACCATTATTTTGTGTTGCAGAAAAATCTGTTGTTCCTAAATCAGGTAATGGAGTATCTACAGCATTTCCTACAAGAGGAGATGGCTTAAAACCACCAACTAAATCTAATTGGCTTAATTGTTCATCTACTATCTCTACAAGACTTTTACCCTCTACTTTTTCTAATAATTTTCTATAATTTTCTAAAGCCCCATTTATAGCTTCTGCCCAAGTTATATTTAAAATATCAGCAGCTTCTAGTATTGAATCTTGAAAGTTATCAGTTGCAAATAAATCTAAAACATCTTGCAAATTTTGAGCTGCTTCTAATTGTGTTTCCATAGCAGAAGTACCTTTACCTGTAGCCTCATCTAAATTCTCTTGTGCTTCTGTAGCTCTTTTTCTAGCTTCTACTAATTGATCTGATTCTCTTGTTAAAGCTAATTCTATTAATCTAAGTTCCTCTTGTGCTACTGCTAATTCCTCAGTTACATTCTTACCCTGCCCCTGAAAGAAAGTAAGCTCTGCAATTTGTTGCTGTAATTCTTTTTTCCTTAGAGCTTCCTGAGCAGTTAATAAGCCCTCCTCCTCTAAAGCTCTATTTAGATCCTTTTGAGCATCATCTCTGCTTTCTTGTAAATCAGTTAAGTCTTTAATTTGTTTAGCTGATATACCTAACACTCCTGCTAATTTCTCTGCAAAAGGAAGTACATCTTTTTTAAGTGTTGTTCCAAACTTTTTCTGTGTTGGTATTAATAAATTAACTAGGCTTTTATTTTTATTTAATGAATTATTAATAACATTTGTATTTTTTGCATAATTATCAAATTGTTGTACAAGTTCCTCAGTAGATTCTGCTTGTTTTTTATCTATTAATATTTGTGCTTGTTGTATTATACCTCTTGTCTTAAAAACTTTTCCAAAGAGATTAATCCTATTTATACCTCTATCTAAAAACTTACTAAATTTACTCTGTTCATCATTATTACCACTTGTTATATTTCTTAAATCCTCAAATAACCCAACAGCACCTAAAAGCTGTACATTTAAATCTGAAAATCTTTCTATTAATGCAGGAGTTGATTCCTCTCTCATCTCATTAAATACTCTTAAAACTTCTCCTGCAGCAGGAAGTAATTCCTCTCCAAGTTCCTCTCTAAGCTCTTGAGTAGCACTTCTAGCTATTAATGTCTGAGCAGCAAATCCTGCAGCTTCTCTAGCAGCATTACCCTGCTGAACAGAGGATCTTTCAAATATAAGAGCTGTAGTTGCAAGAGCTTTTTCTTGTCTAGTTAATGCTTCTGCTGATGTTTTTCCTGTTTGTTCAAAAGCCTTAGTTTGCACCTCAGCTTCTGTAATAGCTATACCATAAGTCTTAAGAGCTTCTCTTTCTCCAACTAATGCTGATCTAAATGCTTGTAAAACAGGAGCTGCACCTGCTGTAATATTGTTAAAGGAGGCTATATCTCCTGCTAAGTTAAAAAGTTCTGATGATAAGTCTGCTGATTCTGATTGAGTAAATCCTATTCCCTGTGCAACTGAGCCAAATACTGAGATTAATTGTTGTGCTTCTGCTGAGGTTAAACCAAAGAGATTAGCATTTTGAGCTAATTGCTTATTTAGTTTTTCTGATGCACCACCAAAAGTTGTGCCAAAAGCACCTGCAGCTTCTTGAGCTGAACTAGCTGCTTGTATAGCTGATAAAGAAAAATCTAAAAGAGATTTAGCTGCTAATCCTGCTGCCCCAACAATAGCTGTTGTTCCAAGCCCAGACATACCTGCAGCAAATTTTGCATTAGCTTTAGTAGAAGTTTTTACTCCTGTATCTAATTTTTTAGTTGATTTAGATACTTTATCTAATCCCTGAGATGTTTTATTTGCTCCTGTTAGCTTTAGGAACATCTCTAAAGTTGCTCTAGCCATTATCTCCTCAATTTAGCTTTAGCATTAGCCTCTGTGATAGCTTTCTGCTCTTTTTTGTTTCTATCTATGTAGTATAACTTCCAAGACTCAAATTCTTGCATACTCATATTTTTTCTAAGAGCATCAACTGTCATGCCTAAATCTAAAGCTAATCTAAATTCAAAAGCCAACTCTGTATTATTCTGGAAACTCAGAGGCTATAGAAGCCTGATCCTCCTTAGTCCAAGCCATACACCTATAAATCCCTATAAGAACTTTATCTACTATTGATGGTGTAGCTTTACTATAAAACTCCTCAACCTGTTCTAAATCATCAAGCTGTGGATCTTTTAAACCTTTTAACAAAAGGTGTTTTTCAAATAAGACTTCATCTCTTATTCCATCTGTTTCAGATAGTTCATTAATCTCTACTGCATCAGCTTTAGTTAAACCTGTAACTAATACTGTTGCATCCCATTCAGGTATCTCAATCTCTTTCTCTGGTAAAGATGGTGCATTAGATATATCATCTAAGCTAAGTCTTTTCATTAATGCCTCCTGTTTTAACTACTTATATATTAAGCAGTTGTTTCAGTTACATCACCAGAAACTTGAAAAGATGCAGTAAAGCTAACAGCTCCACCTACATCAGGAGTTCTATCATAAGAAGTCATGATACATTCTCCTGTTACTTTGGGATTTCCTCCTGTAGTTCCAATTGGATAGAACTCAAAAGATCCCTCAACACCAAGTATTCCAGATAAGTAACCATCAACAGTAGCATCATAGCTACCAGAAATTGTAATGCTAGCATCAGAAAGGCCTGATACAAAAGCTTTAGAACTATTACTGAAGCTGCTTACTTCAGCAACATCACTTGTTCTTGAAACAGCAACATCTGTTAAAACATCAGAGATATCTCTTAAAGTTCCTCCAGAATCATCTATTTTAAAAGCTGCATTCTTTCCATGTGTAAATGTTGGCATTTATCTTTCTCCTATTTTCCTTAATTTATTTATGTGCAAAACCTACAGCAGCAGTTATAGAGCCTGTTCCTCCAAAAGTTAGAACTGCTCTTGCATACTGATTAGGATTAGTTGCACTTGTTATAAGCTCAGATGTAGTTCCTGTTGCTTGAGTGAAAGTTATATAATCACTCCAAACAGCTTCATCTGTGCTTGTTTGTATTTTAACATCTAATGTTGGGCTTCCAGAACTTACTGTACAATGTAGAACTCCTGCACCACCATTAGTACCTGCAGCTCCAAAATCCACAGTTGCTTCATTAGAGCTACCTGTTACAGAAGTAGGAGCTAATAAGCTCTTACCATTATAAGCATCTCCATCAAATTGGAATGCTACTGCTACTGCAACAACTGAGCCTACATCTGCACTTCTATCATAAGAAGTTGCTATTGTGTTTCCAAAAGATACAGCATTCCCTCTGGTATATCCTATAGGTGCAATTGAGAATGCTGCACCAGATCCTCCTAGCTGAGATAAAAACTCAGCATCTGCATCAGGATCTGTACTCTCAAAGTAACCTGAAAGAGTAACTGTGCCATCTTTAAGTCCTGCAATATAAGTCTTTGATGAGGATGAGAATGTTGATGTTTCAGCTACATCTGCTGTTAATGATAAAGCTGCATCTGTAAGAGTAGTTGAAAGATTAGTATTATCTAATAAAACTACTGCATTTTTACCATGATTAAAAGTAGGCATTTACTATTCCTCCTCCTCTTTAGCCATTTTACTATCAAACTTTTCTGCTGCATTATTCTTAATTAATGCTTTAGCTATTTTATCTGGTAGATCAAGAACTTCTCCTGCCTCTACTCTTTTATCTTTTTTATCTAAAGGAAAATTACTTCCTGCTAAAATTTTTACTTTCATTATGCTATTACCTCTATATTAAATGTTACACCAAGAAAGCTTGTTCCCTGTGTTACTTCATACTCTCCATAATCAGTAGCTGATATCACTCTAACAGACATAGCTGCACCACCCAAAGTTGGATCACTTTCTATTGCTGCTTTAATAGATGTTGCTCCTGTTGAAGCTAAATAAGCATCTACTCCATCTTGTGCTGTCTGAGCATCAACTCTTGAAATATATACTACTATTGGAATCTCATAAGTATCAGCACCTCTAGCCATTGTTGAATCATAATTTAAACTATTTAATGGAGCTACTAAAGCAATAGGTGGCTCTATCCAATCTGGCACATACTCATAAGCAGTTAAACCTGAAATAGTTTCTAAATTAGTTTTTAATCCATCTCTTATTGATGTAAGTAAAGCCATTATTTAACACTCCTAGCTATATCTCTTGCAATTAATTCTAACATCTCTTGCCCTCTGTCCTTAATCTCTTTCTGTTTCTCATAGACTACACCACCAATAAATGGCTTCATTTTTAAACCTCTTTTAGATATTGCTCTAGCAACTAAGAATGGATTAAGTTTAGGTTGTCCTCTCTTAGCCCACTTAGCAAGACTACTACCCTCTTTGTATGGTGGAAAGAATGGTCTAGTTCTCCTAATTGGGCTAAATCCTCTAAATATTGGCTTACCATGAATAAAAGGAGCATATTGTCTATCTGTAGCTAATTTAAAGCCCTCAGACATTCTAAGCCTATTTGTATTACCTAATTTAGCAGTAAATACACTTCTCCTAGTTGCACCTGTGTTCTTATTGCCTCTCCCTGCTTGTGATCTAGGAGATGGATTATTTTCTAAAGCATTTAAAGAATCTTGTTTTAATTCTTTTGCTAATT